TGTTACCAAATACGATTAACCGCATCTGTGCCTCTTCGCGTCCGAGTGAATTGGAATCACCGAACTGATTCGGATTTTCGACTTGCTCAGTCGATAGGCATCGGTGATAGATAACAATATTATACCTATCATCGAACCCGCTGAACTCAGCCGAACCAGACAGAGTGACTATGGCCGGAATCGTTTCGGTCTGTCGAGGCAGTAGATTGCATAGCCCTTGCAGATTCGTATTGAACTGAGGGGCGTTGAAGCTGATCTGATCGAGCTTCGTGTTAATCTTATCTACTATCTCTGATATGTACGGCATTATTTGAATGCGTTATTTACGAACTCTTGCACTATGGTATTAACATCGTTCAGTTCCTTCTCAGACAATGCCCATATATCGTTGCCGAATCGCTCAGCAAGCCATACGGATTTATCCGCATCATCAGGGTTGTCGAAACCTAACCCGTATTCGGTGTCACTGATTTCGATCACCTTGTAGTTATTCTCCATTGTACCGGTCAGAGAAAATACTATATCTCGATCTGATGTGCGATTATACTTGTTAACACGTAACTTCAGGTATCGGTCATTATACTGACCTATGCCGTTACCAGTTGCCCGCAATCCTTCGTTATGGATACGGAACTTAGTTTCGCCAAGCATAGCCTCACTGATCGTCCGTAACAGACTATCCGTATCGGTTAGGCTTGCCATACCTTTGATTACGTAATCAACGCTTGCCACCTTTCTTACGTCCTCCGCAGTTACATCCCATTGTTAGAAGAATTGTGAAGCGGTACGAATCTGTACGGGTGAAGCGCAATCAAGGCAGCAATCACAATCCAGATACATTCCGTCCGCTACTTGTTTTAATGATTTTTGATATTCCACTTCGTACTCAGCCCGCAAATCTTTCATCTGATTCATTCCGATGGTAGTCCACTTACTCAGAGTAGTCGAGTAGATTAGTTCAGTCAGAAATTCGATACCGCATAGATACCAGAACGCACGACTGAATAAGTTCTTGTTCTGACAGATCAGCCCTTCCCATGAGCAGGTTACGTTGAAGGTTGCAGTGATACCCGGAGTGTACGTTAACGTATCTTCCGGCTGAATCGCACCATGTACCAACACCCCGCAGCATTGAGGATTCTGAATATTGTTAGGTAGTTGAATTAAGGTTGTACTTAAGGGATTGGAAGTATATAAAACAACACGAAGTTTAAGCGGTTGCTGATTGACATTACTTGCTACAAAAGATTGATTAATTTCGTAATCGTTCCAATACTCGTTATTAATTGTAAGGTTTGTTGAATATAGATTTTCATTCGTATCTAAATCATATACATTAAAGTTTAATATAGAACCCGTATCAGCTACATCCTGACAATAATACGATACGTTCTGAATATTAATCTGAAGTAATGGAGATGGCGTAAATTGCGGATCACTTTCGCTATTCAATTCTAAATGAAGCGCACTGAAAGAATTAAATGTATAAGTCGGTATTGACGCATCCACAAACACCTTTCCCAGATTCACACCCTGCGCTAACGACTTTAACCGATACTTCGCACCCATCGCCTCACGTACATCAAGGGCGAACCGTTTCTCAGCGCGTGACTGGATGTTATTCCATACCGATAGAAACGTGCTATTTTCTTCGTCTGTGATCGAATTGAATTGCTTTATACTAAGACCTGGCAGGTCGTTAATATAAAGAGAAGACGGCGCGGAGGCAGAACCCCCGCACCATCTTATCCCGATGTAGTCGTTAAGACAACCCATCCCGATTAGCTATTAGTGATAGCGTAACGGAGTGTACCATTAGAACCGGCGAGAACGTCTGCACCATCATACGCATCGGTAGGAATAGTGAACAGATCGTAACGCTTCTTAATCAGCAACAGTGTACCGCGTGCATCAGCAACGCCGGAAGCAGCGATATAACCGTTTGCGATGTTAGAACCTAAGTCTTCAGGGCAGTCGATATACTTCACCTGAAGGTCGAACTGTACGTTAGACAGTCCGTTTGGTGTCCAACACTGAACGCGAGGGTCAGTGATAGTAGTGAAGTAAGATGATCCGCGCTGACCTGCAAACGCACCTACGTTGTCAAGACGCTCGATCAGGTGTGCAGAGCCAGGACTGAACATACCGATGTGCTGTGCGCCCCAAGTAGTTCCAGTCTGACCTGAACCGTAGAACGTGAATCCCATCGCTTCAGCCATTGCCATCGGATTGAAACCGTCACCGTCTGCAAGACCTCTGAACTTGAACTGAGTAGCGAATTGGTGGAAGATAGAACCTAACGCACCAACGATAACCGGAGAACCGCAGAATTCGTTTGCTTCAGCATCGCTGAGTAACTTAGTCAGGCCTGTTCCAAGATCGTTGATAGTTGCATCCTGCTCGATGTTAACTGTTACCGCAGTAGCAGTTCCGGTAGCTTTGTGTGCGCCGAAATCAGAAGCCATTGCAGTAGTCAGTACGTTCTCCATCTTCTGATAGATACCGTTCATTGAGTGCAGGATAGACGAAAGGTGCTGATTCATCAGTTGCGTTGCAGGTTGACCGATTGCTACGGTACGGCTTGCATCTTCGCAGTACTGACGGATGGTGTCATCCGGAATCCATACGCCCGTCTGTGCTACGTTGCCGACAGTTACATCGACCTCTTTGAAAGCCGGAATAACGTCAACCGCACAAGTATCGGTAGTGGAAACTTGGGACACCGTAGTACGTGGCATATAAGCAACACGCGCAGTACGATAGTGACCGCCTCTGTTTGCATCGTTCAGGACGTTAGGACGATCCGGTGATGTAAGAAGCATATTAAGGAAGCCCGGTACGGTAACCTTTTGTCCGGGATAATTTTGCCCTGCTACTGACTCTAAGTGCAACAGAAGGGCTTCACAATAACCATTAGCCATTTGCTATGAGTATTTAAGAAGTTAGTCAATAATTGTGTAGGTAAACGACCTACGGCATTATTGGCTTGCGCCCGAAAGTGTTGCTACTGAGTAGCCTATATTGTATCAGTTCACTTCATTACATTGACCCTGCGCGGAAGTCTGCGAGGGCTTTACTTACCTGAGCTTTAGCGACCGATGCACCCTGAGTAGTGTGAGCCGGAGCGGCTGCGGTAGTTGTAGTTGTTGTAGCCGGTTTAGCTACTTTCAACAGTTTATTATTGGCAAGAACCGCATCGGTAAAAGTACGAATATCTACGGCTTTATTTTCAATCGTAAATGGCAAATCTGGTGTTTCTGCATTAACTAATTTCACACCTTCGTCAGTATAGACGTATTTGCCGCCTTTGTTCTTCAGTTCGCGCTCCCATACGTTACGGGCAGTCTGAATGGCGATTTCTTTATCCACATCCAGAGCGTAGTCGTAGTTGCCGAACATGGATGATATTTCTTTGTCAGTTAGGGTCGAAGTCCATTTCTGGTTGATCGCCTCGATCTGCTTTGATGCGTTTGCTTTTTCATCGTTTACCAGTCGCTGCAATTCGTTCACCTTGTCGAGCAGTGCCTTCTTCTCACCACCTACGGCAGTAACAGACTTATCCTTTAACTCGCTTATCGCATTGGCTAACAACTTGATACGGTTGTAGCTATTCTGTTCAGCGAAGATCGTACCCTTACTTTCCTCATCAAATCCCATCTCATCAAGTACCTCGCGCATCTTAGCATCGACCCCGTTCAGAGCCGTAGCGGTAAAATGCTTCTTAATGTTGCCGTTAATCTTTGCCTCTGATTCGGTCATAAGCGACTTATTCAGAGCCGATACGAGCGCATCCGGTACGGTGATCTGTGATAGTGCCGGATTCGATACGATTGCTTTCAGTGCTTCATCGGATGAATCGAAATCGACCCGCTCCGCCAGTTGGTGTAATGCTTCTGCTATTGTCATGGTTTAGATGTTTTAACCTTATTTGGTTCGACTGTTGTTAGCTTTGACTTGATAGATGCGGCAATCTTCGCCTCATCTTCGCCCTTAGTACGGAAAATGCACTCTCTGTCAACACCTTTCTTCATTAGCATTTCACGTACATTCTGCTCGTTAGCAGCAGGGAACTCAAACCAAAGCACACCGTTACGAATTACTTCTATCATTTAGCGTAGAATTATTACTACAAATATATAAATAATTATTCATATTGATCTCGCAATCGCTTCGGAACTAAAACTGATGGCACACCCGTAAGTTGATGGTTGCAGTTCCATCCGCCCCGATTGATCTTAAAGTTAGCCGGATTCGTGCCGTCCTTCATACCTTCAGGTAGTCCGGTCTTGTCGTATAGCGGTACGGTCACCTCGCAGATATGCCCTTCCAATAGTTTCGGAATTTGACTAACGTGGATATACTCAAGGCATCCGCCCCGACCTGACGCGTCAATCAGTTCACGGCAGAAGTCGCGTGAGGTCTTCTTGAGCGAGCCTGAATACTTGAACCACTCGAATCCGAGATCATCGGTTATAAGCGAGTTATACGTGGCAGAATAGGTGTTAAGCGAATCGGTTGC